ATCAATTTTTATCGGTGTTGTCGCATCAATATATGGACTCAAAACAGCTGATATTATGAAGAAGAAGTGAAACCAGTTGATTTTCATGATTACTGGGAACACCAAAATAAACTATTAGAGCTTTCATATAAAGAATCTATTAGGCAAAAGGAGGAGAGAAGATGCAAGAAGAAGACACGTGTGCCTGTCACACCGAAGAAAAAGTAAAAGCGGGGGAATGTTGTAAACAAAAAAAGCCTAATGCTCTAGATGAGTTTTGGGAAAACTTAGGAGATAAAAAGAAGAAGTATGTCAGAAACTACAGACCCAATAACCGTAATATATAAACTACAAAAATTAATCCAAAGCAGCATAGAAAATCACGGCGAAGTTTTAATGGCCGGAGGTGTTGACACAATGGACAAATACCAGTACATTTGCGGAAAGATCCACGCGTTGGATTCAATAAAACAGGAAATCTCTATCCTGCTAAATCCTAAGGAGCCAGAAAACGATGATGACAAAGTCACACGCATTAGAAGATAAATACGAAGAAGAAATAAAAGAAGAAGCAGCGGCAATTGAAGAAGCCAAAAAAGAACCTACTCAAACTAATTTAGAAAAGTTACCGAACCCTACTGGGTGGCGTTTACTTGTTATGCCATTTGCAGTTAAAGAAAAAACTGATGGCGGAATTATTATCGCACAAGAAACATTAGATCGAGCACGTATTGCAACGCAAGTTGGTTATGTTCTTAAAATGGGTGATCTTTGTTATGGAGACAAAGAGCGCTATCCTAATGGTCCATGGTGCAAAGAAAAAGATTGGGTCGTGTTTGCGCGTTATGCGGGATCACGTATGCAAATAGACGGTGGAGAAATACGAATGTTAAACGATGATGAGATATTAGGGACTATAAGTGATCCTGAAGATCTTATTCACGCAATGTAAATCATAGGAGGATTACTTATGCAAGAAGAAAAAAATATAGACGTTGGCGAAGCTGACGAACAAGCAACGGAAATTAATCTGGATGCTGAAGAAGTACAACAGGAAACTTCACCCGAAGAAATAGTTGTAGAAGAAACGACTGAGGTCGCAGAAGAAACAAAACCTAAAGAAGATGAGTTAGGTGATTATTCTGAAGGCGTTCAAAAAAGAATAGCAAAGCTGACACGTAAAATGCGTGAAGCGGAAAGACAAAAAGAAGAAGCTATTACTTATGCTCAAAACTTAAAAGCCGACCAAGAAAAGTTACAAAGTCGTTATAGAAATGTTGAAACAACATATGCAGACGAATTTAAAAAACGTGTAACCGGTTCATTAGAAGCAACTAAAGCTAAACTACAAGCTGCTATAAATAATGGTGATGTAGATGGTCAAGTTGCAGCGCAAACAGAGTTAGCGCAACTAACAATGGACGCTACTAGACTTGCTAGAATTGAGGAAATGAATACTAGAGCAGTTCCAAGCAATGAAACACCAGTAGCACAACCGCAAACACCACCAGTACAACAGCCAAGAACAGACCCTAAAGCAGACGCTTGGGCCGCTAAAAACCCTTGGTTTGGTACCGATAATGCAATGACTTACACTGCATTTGACATACATAAAGTATTGGTAAATGAAGAAGGTTTCGACTCAAACTCAGCGGAATATTATTCTGAGGTTGACAAGCGAATAAGACTTGAATTTCCACACAAATTTGATAAAGTGGGGGAATCTACGAATGAGCAACCTGTTCAGAACGTAGCAAGTGCCCGTCGTCCGGCCAAACAAGGACGCAGAAAAACTGTGAAACTCACACCTTCACAGGTAGCAATTTCTAAAAGATTAGGTGTGCCACTCGAAGAGTATGCAAAACAACTATCGCTGAAGGAGCAAAGTTAATATGACTAATAAAAAAGAACCAATTAAAACTTCTCGCGCGTCCGAAACAAGAGCTAAGACAGAAGCTCCTAAAACTTGGACTCCACCCTCTGCATTAGATGCACCCCCTGCACCTGACGGTTATCGTCACAGGTGGTTAAGAACTGAACTAATGGGAACTGATGATTCAAAGAATATGTCAGGTAAACTTAGATCAGGTTGGGAACTCGTCAGAGCTGACGAATATCCAGACTCTCTTTACCCCTCTGTTGATACAGGTAAATACCAGGGAATCATTGGCGTAGGTGGCCTTGTGTTGGCAAGGATATCTGAAGAACTCGCAGTGTCACGTGAAAGTTATTTTAATCAACAAACTAGCGACCGTGATGAAGCACTATCAAACGATGTTCTAAAGGACCAGCATCCAAGTATGCCGATCGATCAAGAGCGGCAGACTCGTGTAACCTTTGGTGGCTCAAAGAAATAATCTTTGATCTGCTGATTTAATCAACTAATCCTTAAGGAGGATAAAACATATGGCAAATATAGACGCCCCTATGGGTTTTAATCCAGTTGGCAAAATCGGTAGTGGACCCCCACAAAAAGCATCTGAATATAACATCACTAATGATGTTATTTTTCAGGGTGACGCAGTACAAATCGCTGGTAACAGTGGTGTACTAACTCAAGCAGGCGTTGGTACAACTAACGTTGGTGTTTTTTGGGGATGTAACTTCGATGATTCGACAGGAAAACCCACATTTAAAAACCAATCAGCAGCTTCGCAAGCAAGTGTAGCTTTTGTTTATGACGACCCTTATCAAGTTTTCGAACTACAAGGAAAATCAGGAACAAACTCGGCACAAACAGATATCGGACGAAAAGCCGACATCGTTGTCGGAACTGGTGATACAGCAAACGGTGTTTCAGGAATGGAACTTGACACAGCGACTTTCGCAACCGGTGCAGATATTAACTGTACTGTAATTGGATTTTCTGGCAACCCTGCTAGAAATACAATTGGCGAAGCTCACACAGTGTATGAAGTTCTCATTAGTGAACATCTTTACAAATAATAGCAGGAGGATTTAAAAAATGGCTATATCAAGACAACAACTAGCAAAAGAGCTAGAGCCAGGTCTAAATGCATTATTTGGACTTGAGTACAAACAATACGAAAATCAACACACGGAGATTTTCGACACTGAAAACAGTGACAGAGCTTTTGAAGAAGAAGTAATGTTATCTGGTTTCGAGAACGCTTCGGTTAAGTCCGAGGGCGCTGCTGTTGTATATGACAACGCACAAGAGACGTTCACAGCAAGGTATCAACATGAAACTATTGCGTTAGCATTCGCGCTAACGGAAGAGAACATTGAAGATAACCTTTATGACAAGATCTCTACGCGTTATACAAAAGCATTAGCTCGTTCTATGGCAAACACTAAGCAAGTTAAAGCTGCTAACGTTCTTAACAGAGCGTTCAACGCTAACTTCCTTGGTGGTGATGGAGTTGAACTTTGTTCAGCTGTTCACCCGACAATAGCTGGGACGTTTAAAAACGAACCAACTACTTCGGCTGATTTGTCAGAGACATCTTTAGAGCAAGCAATGATTGACATTGCTGCTATGACAGATGAGCGTGGCTTAAAGATTGCTGCTAGAGGAATGAAAATGATCATTCACCCTAATCAGCAATTCGTAGCGGAACGATTAATGAAGTCTGGTCAAAGACCGGGAACTGCAGACAATGATGTTAATGCAATGAAATCTATGGGTATGATCCCACAGGGTTTTGTTGTTAACAACTTCTTATCTGATACAGAGTCCTTCTTTATCAAGACTGATGTTCCTAACGGAATGAAGCACATGGTACGTGCGCCGATTAAAACGGCCATGGAAGGTGACTTCGAAACTGGAAACGTAAGATACAAAGCAAGAGAAAGATACAGCTTCGGTTGGTCTGACCCTCGTGGAATCTACGGAAACCCAGGTGCTTAATCACTAGATTAAGACAAAGTATTAAGGGGCCTTCGGGCCCCTTTTTATTTGCACATTCTTATTTAAAAGCGTATAATCCAACAACTGCAATTTAAATTAGTTATTACAGACGCTAGCAGTCGACAAATCTCAATACTGTATTAACGAAAATAGGAGAAAATAAATCATGGCAACTACAACTTTTACAGGGATCTTAAGATCTAACGGTAACGGCAAAAAAACAACTTATGCTGGTTCTGTGCAAATGGTAGCTCAATTCTATGTACCTGCAACTAATGCAGGGGCTGGAACAGATGCTCAAATATCTGCAACAGATACTAGACAAGTTCAACTACCAAAAGGTGCAATCATTGATTCACTTAGCTTTGCGGGAGCAGCAGCGGCTGGTGGTAAACTAGACATAGGTTACGTAAATTTAACTGCGGTAGCTTTTGTTGATACTGATGGTTTTGCTGACAACTTAGCAGCAGATGCCGCACAAGGTAATATTCAACCGGGTGCAGCTACTGACGGTGCAGCTCTTGGAGTATTAGAAATGACTCAAGATGTTAAAATCGTCGCTGGTGTTGCAGCAGCTGGTACAGCTGGTACTTTAAGCGGAACTATTTTTTACCATATGGTAGATAATGGTGAGCAATCGAACTCTGGTTCAGGCGGCTTAGTAGCAGGCTAATTAAAAATTAATTAGGGGCCTTCGGGCCCCTAAGTATAGGAGAAAATTATGGGAGCAGGCGGAGGATCATTTACATCAGATCAAGTCGTAAAACACGCAGCAGCAACTGGTGGTTTATACACGGGACGTTCTAGAGTAACATCTATTTCTTGTGCAGGTATTGCAGCAAGTACTCTTACTTTAAGAGATGGTGGTGCAACAGGAACTGTTAAAGCAGTCTACAAATTTGGAACAGAAGGCTTAAGTGTCTTTGTACCAGGTAGTGGAATTTTATTTAAAACTGATGTTCATGCAACAATTACAGCAAATGCTAACGCAGGGGTTTCTGTTACATTAACAACATAAGGAGATATTAATGGCGACATCAGGAACTACTGTTTTTGAGAAAACCCTTTATATCGACGAAGTTATCGAAGAGTCTTTTGAACGAATCGGTCTTGTTAATGTAAGTGGTTATCAAATGAAATCAGCTCACCGTTCTTTGAACATCATGCTTCAAGAATGGGCTAATAGAGGTTTGCATTATTGGGAAATAGGCAACACTTTAATTAACCTAGTTCAAGGTCAAGCATCTTATGTTTTCTATAGATCAGCAGCAGATGGTACTACAGCGCCGGTTGTAAACCCTGATGGTACCGTGGTGCTTTATGGTGTTGATGATGTTTTAGAAGCAGCTTATCGAAGAAACAATGGTACAGTAAATCAAGCTGATTCAGCATTAACCAAAATATCTAGATCAACTTACAATGGTTTATCAGCTAAATTAAATCAATCAACGCCTTCACAATATTACGTACAAAGGTTTACTGATAATGTTACGGTTAATCTTTATCCAACGCCTGATGCAACAGCGGCGGGTAATTTCATTTTTATGTACTATGTAAAACGTATTCAAGACGCTGGGGCATATAGCAATGTTGCAGATGTACCATATCGTTTTGTACCATGCATGCTTGCTGGGCTATCTTACTATTTGTCAATGAAATACAAAGTAGAATATATTCAAAATTTAAAACTTATTTACGAAGATGAATTGAATAGAGCTTTAACTGAAGATGGTTCTTCTTCGTCAACTTATTTAACACCACAGGCGTATTACCCAAATGTCTAATTTTGCACGCGGAAAAAAATCAAAAGCTATATCAGATCGTAGTGGTCTGGCTTTTCCGTACAGAGAGATGATGACTGAATGGAATGGTTCACTTGTACATAAAAGTGAGTGGGAACCAAAACATCCACAATTAGTAGTTAGAAGATTAGTGGGTGACTTAGAAGGTTTAAGAGATGCACGACCAGCTCGTGTTGAACCAAAAGTTGCAACCATGCTAGGCTTTAATCCGTTTGTATCATCTACTGCAGGGGATCAAAATATTTATATAAATGAACCAGACCATAATTTAATAGTTGGTGACATTGTTAGATTTAGAACTGTATCAGAATCATTTACGTCACAAGCACCCAGTACTTCTTGGTTATTAATAGCGGCCTTACAAACGTCAGTCGGTTTTACGGTTACTGCCGTAACCGATGCTAATAACTATAAAGTAAATCCAGCTTACGATGCAGAAACATTTCTTGCGGCAAACTGTGTTCCCGGAACTACAACTTTGTATATTGATATGGATGGAGTTTTAACAAGTTACTATCAAGCAATTGCTACTTACAATAATTTAACAACTTGGTTTGCTATGACGTCTGAAATGCAAACAGCAACTATCGTTGCAAACGCTGCTAACTTTTTTACAAACTTAACTAAATTAGCAAGAGCAGATTCTTTAATAGCAAAAGCTATCGCTGAGAATGGGTCTTATACAATATTGACTACAGACACTGGTTCATCATCATTAAATACACAAAAAACAAATTGGATTAACACTAATTATTCTGGTGCATTAGCGCCAACAGCTATAATATTTGCAACTAACTTTAACAAAGCACCTTACGGTGGCGCGAATAAAATATTAGTTGACGACACACAACTATACGTAGATCAGTTTTCAGGAGCTGGTGGTTTAACATATAAATACTGGCAAAGTCCTGGACCTATGTCAGCTGGGGGTGGACTTGTATCATCAGGTCCTGTAACATTGACACCATGACCTACGCAGAAATGATTCAAAATATATTGTCTTGGACAGAAACAGATAGTGCAATCTGGACGCAAACAACCACTAATGACTTATTAGACGACCTAATAAGAATGGTTGAATATAGAATGTTTAGAGACATTGAGATACCAGCAGATCAAGCTTATGAAACTGCAACTGTAGCGGCACCAACAAACAATCAAGCTAACCCATTAATAGCAATGCCAGGAGCAAATTTAACTGATTTCTCTAGTATTAGGTATGCTCAAATATACACAGAAACTAATAATATTCCTAATGATCGACATTTTATGACAAGAAAAGATTTGTCGTTGTTAATTGAATATTGGCCTAATCGTACCACACCGGCAGCCACTGGTGTAATACCAAAGTATTTTGCGGTTTGGGATCAACAAACAATATATATTGCGCCTTCACAAAATCAGGCGTATAAGGTAGAATTGGCTTTGGTTAAAAAGCCAACAAGTTTGGTAGATATGAAATCGACATCTCCAAACTCAACGTGGTTAAGTGTAAATGCTCCACGCGCTTTTTTATTTGCATGTCTTTCCGATGCATTTAAATTCTTAAAAGGCCCAGGCGAATTGTTGCAACTTTACGAACAGTCGTATCAAACGGCTTTACAAGGATTGGCAACTGAGCAATTAGGTAAGAAAAAACGTGATGAATACAGGGATGGGGAACTAAGGGTACCTATTCCTTCTAACAACCCTTAAGGAGAAAAATTATGGCAATATCACAAGCAGTAGCAAATGTATTTAAGCAAGAATTGTTAAAAGGCAATCATGACTTTGACGGTGGCGCTACCTACAAAATATCGTTATATACTTCTTCTGCAACTTTAGGCGCAACAACAGCAAATTATGCAGCGACCGCATCAGACAACCAAGTAGCCAACGGAAACGGTTACGCAACAGCTGGGAATGCTTTACAAAATCCTGCTGTTACAGGTGGTGCTTCTAGTTCAACTGCGTTTGCTGATTTTGATAATATATCTTGGCCCAATGCAAGCTTTTCAGCTGCAGGTGGTTTGATGTATCGTTCAGATGGTTCTGCTCCTACAAATGATGCAGTAGCAGTATTGAGTTTTGGTGGAACGTTCACAGCAACTAATGGTACTTTTACAATTCAATTCCCAACTGCGGGCGGTGGTTCTGAGATTCTAAGACTGTCGTAAGGAGCAAATCTAAATGGCATTTGTTCTTAATGATCGGGTTAAAGAAACCAGCACGACTACAGGCACAGGAGCAATTGCTCTAGGGGGAGCTGTAGCTGGCTTTGAAACGTTTGGCTCAGGAATTGGTAATGGTAACGTTACTTATTATGCTATTTTTCACACAACCTTAGGTGAGTTTGAAGTTGGTGTTGGTACACTTGATGGGTCAAGTGCTAACCTAACACGAACATCTGTACTATCATCTTCTAACAGCGATAGTGCTGTTAATTTCTCCGCTGGAACCAAACAAATATTTTGTACACAGCCCGCTTCTCGGGCCGTGTTTAAAGACAATTCTGACACCGTAGCGTTATCATCAGGCGTTAGTGCTACCGGCAACAATCTTGCCGTAGCGGGGACCGTGGATGGTCGTGACGTAAGTGCTGATGGCACTAAACTAGATACGGTTGAAACAAATGCTGATGTCACCGATACAACCAATGTAACTTCTGCTGGTGCGTTAATGACCACTGGTGGCACGATGACTGGTCAAATAGGTTTTGGTGATAATGTCAAAGCTAACTTTGGAGCGTCTAATGACTTAGAAATTTTTCATGATGGTTCTAACTCTTTTATTAAAGATACTGGTACAGGTAATTTTAGAATAGAAACTAATGGTGCTGGTGTTTATCTAATTAACACTACTGATGACGAATTTGTTGCTAAGTTTTTAAATGGTGCGGCTGGTTATTTATATTTTGACGGATCCGAACGTTTTGTAACTTCTGCGACCGGGGCAACCCTGACCGGAGCCTTAGTTGGTGACACTGTTTCCGGTAACGCAACTTTTACTAGTGTTGCTAGTGATGATTTACTAGCAGTTTACGATACTTCAACTTCAACTATTAAAAAAGCAACTATTGCTAATGTCGCGGCACAAGGACCAGCAGGTCCAACCGGCGGCACAGGTCCAACCGGACCAACTGGGCCAGACGGACCAGACGGACCTACCGGACCGACAGGACCTAACGGACCTACCGGACCACAAGGACCACAAGGTAATGCCGGACCAAACGGACCAGACGGACCAGACGGACCGACAGGACCTAACGGACCTACCGGACCAGCTGCAGGTTTTGGAACCCCTACAGCACAAACTGGTCCAATTGGTGTTACTGCAAGTGGCCCTGCAGCAGCTAAAGTTTTTGCATTTTCTATACCAGCCGGAGCAGCAGGATCAACGGGTCCTACCGGTCCAACGGGTCCTAACGGTCCTAACGGTCCAGCAGGAGGCACTGGACCAACAGGTCCAGACGGTCCAGACGGTCCAGCAGGTCCAGCAGGTGGTACGGGTCCGACAGG